CAAGATATTTTCAAATTTATAATACTGCTGCACCCTTGGGTACTGATATTCACTTTAAAGGTAACGCAGATTTCAACTACTTTGGTGACGATAGCAATTACTTAAAAATAGATGATAGTGCACAAATAGTTTCTATTGTTGGTGTAAATGGTGTGGAGATAACTGGTTCATTAAATGTAAGTGGTTCTGCTAATCTTACTGGTTCGATTATCATTAATGAATTAACATATCCAACTTCAAACTTTGCAGATGGACAATATGGTGTAGAAGTTCCAACATTAGATACAAATAATGTATTTACAATGGAAGTTCCAAAAACCATCTATGAATATGTTAAAAACGATAGTGGTACAACTTTATTAAAAGGAACACCCGTTCATTCAACTGGAACTGTTGGATTTAATACTTTAGTAATCGCAGCATCGGCATCCAATTCATCAACAATGCCCGCAACTTACATCTTAGCGCAAGATTTAGATGATGAGGAAGAAGGATTGGGTATAGCAATTGGAGCAATTCAAGGTGTTAATACAACTGGATTAATTGCAGGAGATGCTGTTTACGTTGGGGCAAATGGTGGATGGACACAAACAAAACCAACGGGTTCAAATCTAATTCAAAATTTAGGTATTGTAACTAAAGTTGGTAATAATGGTGGTGGTGTTGTATTAGGAGCTGGTAGAAGTAATGATGTTCCTAATATACAACAAGGATATTTTTGGGTAGGTAACAGTGACTCAGTTGCAACTCCAATTCCAACTTCATCTTTGGGCGGTGGTATAACAACTTTACCAAATGGTGTAATAAGTTCATCACAACAAATAACTAATTTTGGGTTTGTATCCTCATCAACCGCTGATATAACTTTATTAAATAATTACACTGGTTCATCTATTGGAATTGATGGTGGGCTGATGGCATATACGGCATCATTAAAATCAGTAGCATTGGTTAGTGGTTCGTTAATAGCATCATCTTCATATAGCGTAGTATCGGATAATGCAAGAACAATGTTGTTATATTCAGCTACGCAAGATTTTGAATCGTATTTATTATTCTCAAACGCAGTGGCGGTAACATCAGCTACAATAGCTGGTAACAATAATATAAGATATAATTCTTCAACAAATGTATTAACTGTAGGAACGGTATCAGCAACTAAATATTTAGGTGGTGTTGTTAGTGGTAGTGCTCAATTAACTGAATTAAATACATATACTGGTTCTAACGATAGTGTGATAAGTAGAATACTACAAACTACTGCATCTTTAAATACTTACACCGGTTCTAACGATAGTGTATTAGCAAGAGTATTACAAACTACGGCATCATTAAACACTACAACAGGTTCATTAATTGGTATTGTAAATGGTTTGATGGCGTACACTTCATCGGTGATACCAAGATTAATGCAGACAACCGCATCCCTAAACTCAAAGACAGGTTCATACGCAACAACTGGTTCTAATCAATTTAATGGAAATCAGGGAATAACTGGTTCGTTAAGTGTTAGTTCTACATTAAGTGTAAGTTCAACTATTGTGAACGATGGGGCAATGGCATTGACAAATGGTTCTAACTTAACAATTGGGACGGGTAGTTTTTTAATAGTAAGTTCTTCACAATTTGTAAGTGGTTCAATATTTGTAAATGGACAACAACAAATAACAGGTTCATTAATTGTATCAGCATCAACAAATTTAACTGGTTCAGTAACTATAAACGAAAGTAGAATTGATACGGCTTGGACAGCATATACTCCACAATGGACAGCAGCATCTGTAAACCCTGTAATTAACAATGGAACAATAGAAGGTTACTACAAAGTAATTGGTAAGACTTGTTTCGTAAGAGGTAATATTGCTATGGGTAGTACAACAACATTTGGTACTGGGGAGTGGTATGTATCAATGCCATTTACGGCATCGCACGCAGATGCTATCTTAATGACAGTAACTTTATTAGATAATGGTTCTAATTGGTACAACGCTACAATGGCAGGAGCAAGAGCAGGATTTAATCACAAAGCACCTATGCAATATCAAAATGTAGCTGGAACTGCTAGTGATGTAAATGCAACTGGACCATTTACTTGGGCAACAAGTGATAGATTTATTTGGAACGGAAGTTACGAAATAGCATAATATGATAGAATTTTCAAACGGATTTAGTATAACTCCAAATGTTACTTTGAGTATAATAGCGGATTCGTTATTTATGCATCTTGATGCAAGTGATTATACAACTGGAACTTGGAATGATAGAACAGCAAACGGAAATAACGCAACTATAAGTGGGGCAACTTGGAGCTCAACCGATGGAGGTATTTTTGATTTGGACGGAACAAATGATACAATTAGTATTCCCCATAAATCATCGTTATCTTTAATAACATCGGGCCAAAGAACTATTCAAGTTTGGGTTAAGTTTGATGTATTACCAGCATCAACTGCACAAGGACAACCTGTTTTTGGAAAATTATCATCATCATCTGGATTTGATGGATATTGGGGAGGATTATATTCTAATACAGGAAATACACGTGTAGTAACAAATGGCGCATCTACACAAAAGATAACCGATTCAACAACAAATCCAATTTCAATAAACACTTGGTATTTATATACTTTTATATCTCAAATAACATCTACAACAAATACTACTAAAGTTTATATAAATGGAACGGAAGTTTCATCTACTGCTCATGGTTCGGATACTATTAGTGAAACAAACCCATTATATTTAGGATTTATAGGTGCTGGTGTTAGTTCTCCTTATTTGAATGGTAAAATAGGAGCAGCTTATTTCTATACAAAAGGATTAAGTGCTACGGAAGTACTACAAAATTATAACGCAACTAAAGCTCGTTACGGATTATAATCCCCACCAAACACTATTCTTTTGATTCTTAATATTTATAGGTAACGATTAAAAAAAGTACTTATAAATGGCACAAGAATTAATATATCCGGGTTCATCTTCATTCTTTCCGGGACAAACTCCCTTTGGAATATACGATGATGATTATGTTTTCCAAGACGATGCACCTAAAATGGCACTTTGGTGTGCTAGAAGATTGGGTTTCCCTATTCAAAACGTAGAATTGCAGGATGAAAACTTCTATGCATGTTTTGAGGAAGCAGTTTCCGAATACTCCGCACAAGTAAATCAATTTAATATTCGTAATGACCTTTATTCTCTTAAAGGTAGAGATACTGGTACTAACTATTCTGGAAAATTGGTTGAAGGTAGTATATTACCACATTTAGTACAAATTTCTGATGCATATGGTACTTTAGTAGGTGTTGGTGGAAATACTGAAATTAAGAAAACAAAAATACAGTTAACCGCAGGCCAGCAAGAGTATAATTTAGATACATTAATATCTGCTGTAAGTGAGAGTGGTAATCGTATTGATGTTAGTAGAGTTTATTTTGAAGCAACTCCGGCAATTAATAGATTCTTTGACCCTTATTCAGTAAGTGGACAAGGTACATTGAATTTAATTGATGAATTTGGATTTGGTTCATACTCACCAGCAGCACAATTTGTATTGATGCCTGTATTTGAAGACCTTCTTAGAATACAAGCTATCGAATTCAATGACCAATTTAGAAAATCGGCACATACATTCAATATTGTAGATAATAAACTTACTATATTTCCAAGACCAACAACTACAACATTATCAACTAATCCAAATCTTTATATTGATTATTTTGTAAGAAAAGATTTTATATCAAATTCTACATCGGTAAAATCAAATGTAGTTTCCGATTTTTCAAATGCAGGATATGATTTTATTCAATATACTACTATAAATGATGTTGGTAAACAATGGATTAGAAAATATACTCTTGCATTAGTAAAAGAATTATTAGGAGCTATTAGAGAAAAATATTCAACTATTCCAATTCCTGGTTCTGAAATTAGTTTAGATGGAGCTGCATTGAGAAGTGAAGCACAAACTGAAAAGGAAGCCTTAATGACTCAATTAAGAGAAACATTAGAAGAACTAAGTAGAAAAGTACAATTTGAAAATAAGTCTAATGAAGCTAAGCAACAACAAGAAATGTTGCAAAAAATTCCATTGGCAATTTATATAGGATAATATGGCAAGATTTGCATTAAGTAGAGATATAAGATTCTTCGAAGGAATTTCTAGAGAATTAGTAGATGCAGTAGTAACAACCGCTGTGGTACTTTACAAGCTTATTATTGAAGATAGTAAAACAAATCTTTACGGAGAATCACTTTCCAAAACTTATTATCAAGGTATGGAATGTAACGCTATAATACAAAGAGAAGATACTCAAGCTAATTATGAAGGATTTGGAGCAGATTCATCTCAAAATGTAGAATTCCGTTTTAATAAATTTACATTAGAGGATAAGAATTTTTATCCTGAAATTGGAGATATCATTTTTCATAATAACGGATATTTTGAAATTGATAACGTTAGGGAAGAACAATTAATTGGAGGTAGAGTTGATGAAAAATTCTCAATTATATGTTCAACATTTATGACTAGACGTAGTTCTATACAAACTGAAATGAGGGTAATATAATGGAAAGAAAAGATACAAATAGAGCCAATCAACTCCCAATAGAAAAACAATATCAAAAAGGTGTAAAACTAATTGATATTGATACAACTATTGCTGAGTATATGGCAGCATCAATTATACCTGAAGTTGAAGAAAACGGAGCAAGTGTTAAAGTTCCATTAATATATGGTAATGCTGAAAGATGGGAAGGTGCAAGAAAGAACGGATATCTAAGAGACCAAAGAGGTAGAATACAAATACCTTTAATAATGTTTAAAAGAAACTCTATACAAAGAGATGATACTAGACAAGGTTTTAAAGATGGAGCTAGAATGCCCGCATATCAAACATATTCTAAAACAAATAGATATGAAAGATTCAGTTTACAAAATGGAGTACAACCT